GCGCTCAAGTAGATAGTCCTGCGTTTGAGGGAAGAAATAATGGTATGCGTAGAATCAGTGAAGTATTCCGTGGAGCAGATTTCTATGGAGAAGTAGAGCTTGGAAATATTTATAGAAGTCGTATGGCAGCTTTGGCTGATTTGTTGTAGATTGACAGTTGAATAAAAGGAGAAAATATGAATCAAGAGTTAATTGACCTTTGTTGGAAAAAGAGACGAGGTGAAATCTCAACCTCTTGGGATTATATTGCGGCTCAGAATGGATATACGTCAGGTGAGAAACTTCGCTTGTCATTTAAAAGTTGGCGTAGAAAAAATGAACGAGAATCTGGTAAAACATATGATAATATTGAACTTGTCGGAAATTCCGACGAACTTGAAATTAAGAAACGTGAGCTATATAAAGAGCGTCAAAAACTTTTCGATGTTGCTAATGAATATCGTCAAATGCAACGCGAAGAATCTCGTGAAGAACGATTTTACGAACGTCTCGACCAATCTATTAAGAGCTTGTGTCCAGTTGATATTCCTAAACATGAGATTCAACTCAGTCAATCTAACAGAGCAGTAATTTGCTCAATTGCAGATGCTCACTTTGGTGAAGAATTTGAGTTGAAAGATTTCAGTGGTGGTATTATCAATAAATATAACACACAAATTTTTAAAGATAGAATGTGGGAATATAAAAATAAGATTATTAAGTTTTGTGAAGATAGAAATATCAACCATATTTACATCACTGAACTTGGCGATGCCGTCAGTGGAGTACTCCATATCTCACAGATTAAATCTAATCAAATCGGCGTAATTGACCAAGTAATTGAATATGCTGAATTTATGCGGCACTGGCTTAATGACTTGAGCAAATATCTTAAAATTGATGTGTATTTCACCGAAGGTAATCATAGCAACCTTAGACTTCTCACAGGTAAAAAAGGCGACTTCCCACATGAGAACACAGAGCGTATTGTTTCGTACATTGTTAAATCAACACTTGAAAACAATCCTAATATTACCGTTCATCATGGTGAAAATGGAGTTAATTATTTTTCTGTATCTGGTTTCAATGTAATCAGCTTACATGGTGATAAAGAAAAGAATATTGAAAATTCCTTAGATAAGTATACACGAAATTATAGAATCAATCCACATTTTCTTTTGTGTGGACATATGCATAGTTCCAAAAGTTTAAATATTGGGATTGATAGATTTGTGTTGCAGTGCCCTTGCTTTGCAGGTACGAATGAATATGCCCTGAACGAAGTTGGTAAAACCTCCAATGCGGGTGCAAAGTTATTTGTAATTGAAGAAGATTATGGACTTGTAAGCGAAGAGTATATTTGGTTTAAATAGACAGAACAAAAGGAGTTCCATATGTTTGAAGGAATGTTCCGAGATTCAGCAATAGAAGAAATGCGTATGGCTTCTGCAATGCATCATAGAACTATTTATATGTGTGAAACTGTGACGGATGATGCGTGTTTTAAATTGAATTATTATTTAGATAGAATTGAACGACTTGATAAACATTCTGGTAAAAAAGAACCAATTACAATTGTAATTTCCAGTTTCGGAGGTTCCATATACGATGGGTTGTCCAGTATTTCTCGCATTGAGAAAATGGTGGAAGATGGGTATGAGATTATTTCAATTATAGATGCATATGCAATGAGCATGGGTTCCGCTCTCAGCCAAGTATGCTCTAAAAGATATGCTCGTAGATATTCAACCATATTATATCATCAACCATCAACATATCAACAAGGAACTTGTTCTGAATTAAAAATACAATTTGATGAGCTTATGCGTCTATGGGAACTTATGAAGACAATTACTAAAAAACATACACTGATGGATGAAGAATATCTTGAATCTCTGTACAAAGGTAATAAAGATGTCTATCTTACAGCAGAACAATGTTTGGATTTCGGTATTATTGATGAGATTCTATAGTGGATAAAAGGAGACAATATGAACGATGATGTTCAAGAAATTGTTTTAGATGAACAACAACAACTTAAAGAAATGTTCGGACATTCCGATTGTGCAGAACCTGCCTCAAAAGAAATGACGTTCTTTTATGAACCGATTGATTTAGAAGATGATGAGATGGATGTAATTACAACCTCTGATGAATTTATTAAAGGTCAAGGCGTGGGCGCATTTTATTCAGGTATCTACACGACACTTATTAATTCAGGTTTTGATGTGGAAAGTGCTGTGACAGTTGTAACGAATGAACAAGCTCTTAGATACAATAAAGAACTTGCTAAAATTACACAGACAACGAGTATTGAAGTTGCAAAACATCGTTCGTTTCAAGTTGATGATACACGAATGTAGAGAATAAGGAGAACATAATATGTATTTTATTGATAGCCGTGGAAAACGTACAGATGTGGTTGAGTTGGCAGAAGGTTATATTATTAGTGATGGTGATTTTTCCAGATTTGTTCCAGAAGAAGAATTTATCTCTTGGATTGAACGGAAATATATCAACTTAATCTGCGAAGACCCTGACAAAGAAGAGTCAACTGAACTTTGTGATTGTCCATATTGTGAAGGCGTTCGTGTAGGAGTTGAAATGGTTCTTAGTGATATAGAAGATGACGACGAATGTGATTGTGAAGTTTGTCAATATGAACAAATTCATTCTGACATCGTAGACGAACTAAAACATCTTAAAGAAGATATGATTGCATATCGCCAATGTGGCGACTATGAAGAATATGAAAAGATTGTAAATGCTTATGTACGACTGTATCATCTTGCGTTTGAGGACTCGGAACTTTAATAGTACCTCCCTTTGAACAAAGTTGAACAATTGAAAACTTAGAACCTATAAATTAGGACATCAGAAATGGTGTCTCTTTTTATGTGTTTTAGTTGATGCACATTATATAATGAGGAGAAAATTGAGATGGAATGTACCCATGATATTAATGAAAAAAATCACGATGTAAAATTGGATTCAAAACGCCGAACAATGTCATTCCCACCAACTCAATATGGACGTTGTAAAAAATGTGGACTTTTGCTATCATATGTAAAATTAAATGGTGAGTGGGTAATACAATAGAATTAATTGATAAAAGGAGATGTCACAATGGCATTAAAAAGAGGAAGACCAAAGAGTAAAACTCCTAAGCCGCCTGAAGAAAAATGCTATTGTCGTAGATGTAGACGAACAATTTCAGGTGCAAATTTTTATCAGGCCACAAATAAATTTATAGACACCAATGATAAAATGAGTATCTGCAGAGATTGTTGCACAGATATATATAATTGGTTTTATAAGATTCATAAGACAGTTGACACGGCATTGTTTTATACTTGTCAAGAAGTTGATTTGAGATATGAGCCTGATATTGTGGAAGCTACTAAGACTAGGATTGCTTCTATTCAAGAAAAGGGTAATGATGCTGATGCTGTGGTTGGGTATTATAAGAGCAATTTGTCAAGTACAGGTAAGGATAATTTTGGATATAGTGAGTTTCAATTTAGAGATAGTTCTGTTTTAAAATTATCTGGTGAGAAAGCCCCGGTACAATATAATCCAGACGAATATGAAAGTATTGAAATCTCATATCTTCGTAATCGGTGGGGTAATATGGCTATTGAAGAACTTCAGTGGCTAGAACAAAAATGGGAAGAATGGAGTCAAGGATTTGAAATTGATTCCAAAAATAGAACTTTGATTGTAGAGCAGATTGTTTTTGAAGAGTTTTATATTTTTAGAGAACGGTCAGAAGGTAAGGATGTTTCTAAGCGATTGAAGAATATTAAAGACTTGATGGGCATGGGTAATCTTCAGCCAAAACAAGAAACTGCTTCTGAGTCTGCTGAATTTTCAAGCTTTCCTGTAATGATTACACACATAGAGCAAAACAGACCAGCGTATAAAGAAAATCACGCTTTAAAAGATATTGATAATATGGGTAAAAATATTAAAATATTGGATGGATTAATTGCCAGAACGTCAGGAAAATCAAACGGAAATACATTGTTATTTGAAGAAGAATATCAACCTGAAACAATGGATTTAACATCGCTGGCAAATAGTGGTGGTGTGAAAAATGGCTAGTTATACGAATGGGTTTCAGACGGATGAATCTAAATATGCAAACGTAGAAAATGTATTTATTCGTAAAGCAAAAACCGGAAGAAAAGATGTGAAGGGTGAAAATTTCTGGGAAAACTTTATAGAATACGTTACGTATTTTAGAGATAACCCTCATCGTTTTTGCAGTGAATATCTTAACCTTCCTTTACATTGGTGGCAACAAATTATTTTATATGCAATGTGGACACGAGAAAGTACAATTTATTTAGCTGGACGCGGCGCGGGCAAGACATATTTGGTAATGATTTACTGTGTTTGCAAGTGTTTGCTGTTCCCGGGCACGGTGATTCGTGTGGCCTCTGCCAACAAAAAACAGGCTGGATTTCTATTAGCGAAAATAAAAGAGATGCAACGCAACTCGCCTATGCTTGCCAGAGAAATAATAGATATATCTATCGGAAAAGATGAAGCAAGGATTATGTTCCAAGGTGGTTCCGAGGTCGCTACTGTTGTTGCTGGGGATGGGGCAAGGGGTAAAATAAAAGTGTATTGCATTATTATATTAATAAATCTGAAAAGAGGAACATATAATGATTAACAATGGAAAGTGGGAAGAAAAAGATTTAGATTTTTTAAAAGAGAACTATACAAATTATTCCAATCAAGAAATTGCTGATATTTTAAATAGGAGTAAAAAAGCAATTTCTATAAAAGCATCACGATTAGGATTGAAGTTTGACAGGAAATATAATTATGATGCGGATTTTTTTGAGAGTATTGACACAGAAGAAAAAGCATATTGGTTGGGATTTTTATATGCAGATGGATACGTTTCAAAAACAAGTGCAATTAATACGTCTTACACAGTTGGTATTGATTTAATGCGTTCAGACGAAAACCATCTAAAAAAATTCAATAAATCCATAAATGGGAATTTTGAATTAGTATATAGAGAGAGGGAACGTTGGAATAAAATTCATTCCATATGTTCTATTCGTGTGTATTGCAAAAAAATGGTAGAAGACCTAATTAATAATGGTTGCACATATAATAAAACTTTTGATATAAAAATGCCAATATTACAAGAACATCTTATACGTCATTTTATACGTGGTTTTTTTGATGGGGATGGAAGCATATTTAAGCGAAAAGGAAGAGATTATTTACTTTGTAATATAACAAGTGCATCGGAAGATTTTTTAAAGTCGATTAGAGAAATTATTTATAATATTGGAATTACATCTTATATCGTGAGTGACAGAAATCACTTTCAATTAGGAATATCTGGGAAAGATTCTGCGTATAATTTTTTAAAATACATGTATGAAGATTCTACATTTTATTTGGACAGAAAACATAAACTATATAAAACAGCGAGTTTGCCCCTCTAATCAGTAATGATTAGTCAAACAAATCGGGAAAGAAATCGGGAAAGCTGAAACGCCAATCCGAGTGGAAGGCTAATGGTAATATATTGGTCACACGCAGAGCATAGGAGATGAAACTGAGCAATCAGAATATAACTCTCCCACGAGTCCCCGACTCCTATTTAATAGTAGGATGAAAAGATATGCCGAACTTATAGAAAATACAACTATAAGAACTATGGGATAAAAAGCCTATAGGATAACAATTGGAACGCTGTAATATCGTAATTGTTGATGAACGTGAGATTGTAGACAAGGAAGTCATTGATAAAGTTTTCATCCCCTTCTTAACGGCGATACGCCATCCATTATATTTAAACAAACCAGAATTTAAACATTTGGAATATTTGGAAACAAATCATTTTATAGAGATGTCATCTATAGGCTCTACTACAAGTTCGATGTACAAAGAATTTTTGCAATATATAGATTTCATATCTAGAGGGATTGACAAATATGCGGTATTTTGTATCCCGTATCAAATGGCATTGCGTTCAGGGGTTGTAAATAAATCTATCATTGAAAAGATGGTTAGAGAAGCTACAACGTCAGTAGAGGCATTTAGACAAGAAATGGAAGTATTACCCACAGGTGAGGGTGAGTCTTCTATGTTCACATATGAAGATATGAATAAGAATAGAAGATTAAAACAGCCGATATATCCAATTACAGATGAAGAATACATTGAATATAATGGAAATATAAATAAATATCCATATTACATTAAAAAAGAAAGCAATGAAATTAGGATTTTAGTTGTAGATTTGGCTGTAATGGGAAATAGTTTGAATGACAATTCTATTTTTAAAATTTTTAGAATTAAAGCTGATAGTGACGAATATATAGTTGATGTCCCATATGTGGAAGCAATGAATGGAGTAAATACAGATTTACAAATATTACGTATAAAACAATTACATTATGATTGTCAATGTGATTTTACTGTTTTAGATGGCGGTGGGATTGGACAACCATTCTTTGACGTATTAACAAAAAGAACAGAAGATTACACAAGAAACAAATCATATCCTGCATGGAAAACAATACGTCCCGATGACAAACAAGATATACGTGTGTTGGATAAAAATGCAGAACCAGTTGTTCATTTAATTAAGGTTTCCGGAGCTAATGCAAGTGCATCATATTTGAATATGTTGGTAAAAGCAAGAAGAAAATTCCAGAACAAAATGGTTAATTTACTTGTTGATGAAGATGAAATTGTAGACTATCTTAATAAGAAATATAAGTGGTTATCTTTAAAATCAAGTCCAAATAAATCCGAAAATGATTTAGCTGTAAGATTAATGCGTCCATTTACACAAACCACCTCGTTAATTAAAGAGGGTATAAATACAAAAGCAATTGAAACTCCTACAGGCGTGAAATTTGATGAAGGTAGTGGGCGAAAAGACCGAATAATTTGTTTCTTATACGGAATTTCTTTTGTATCAGAACTTGAACAAGAATTAAGAATAGAACCAGAAGATGATTTTAACATGGATAATCTTCTTGCAGGAATAAATGGTTCCAACAACCGCACAACCCTATTCGGTACATCAACATCAAATCCATTCGCATCACGATTCAATGGCTTCAAGTGAATACAAGGAGACTCAATGATATACAAAATTCAGTTTGATTCACCCAAATCAATCAATGACCTCTTTAAAAAACTTGAGTCATTGGGTGACTTTATTTATAAAAATGAAGTGATTCATTTGTCAACTAACAAATCTAAAAAATTCATTCAAACTAAACTCAAATCAATCGTCTCAGATATTTTCATTGTAGACGCGACCATTCAAAATTCAATTCATCAACCTGAAAATGTAAAAGAATGGATTAAAATTAGATTATTCCAAGAAGAAAAACTTAGATTTGAGAAAGAGAATCAAGAAGCTTTAAAGGAGCTAAATGATTTGATTACAGAAGTTGAGAATGAATTAGTATTACAATCAACGCGAAAGGAGGTAAATGATGCCACCGCGCAAGAAAACAACACAACCTGAAATAACGCCTGAAACTATTTTAGCAGTTGAACAACCATCATATTCGATTGAACAAACCGCTCAGAGATGGCAGAATCTATTTTCATCTGGATATAGTAGCAACGATTTTCTGCAAGCATTTGGTGGAGTATTAGGACGCAATCCATATGTACAGAATCAACGCTTAAAACGGCTTAAATCGCTCCCTATCTTCATGGATAGAGATACACTTGAGCAAGCTCTACAATCGCCTGAATACAGCGAACAGACGCTTAGAGAAGCATCGTGGGCATTGTCCACTATTGCTTATCCACTGTATAAGTTGATGCGCTTATATTCTGATATGCTGACATATAAACATTATGCGCATCCTAAATATGTAGATAAAGCTGATTTGAAAACTCCAAGGTTTAAATCTGATAGTAAACTTGTACACATGTTTCTTGATAAGCTTCAGCCACAATACACATTTAGGCGTATTGCTTTGGAAGTAGCGAGAGAGGGTAAACGTGCATATTGTTTGAGACTTGACGCAGATAATAAGACTGGTGGAGAAAAGGTTAATACCGCATTCTTACAAGAACTTCCGTCTAACTGGTGGAAGCCTACAAGCAAGACTGGTGATTCTTATATGGGCGTTTCATTTAACTTTGCATATTTCTGGACTCCCGGTACATCAGTGGAACAATATCCTCCGTCATTTCAAAGGTTTTATAAAGAGTTGATGGGATATACGATTAATGATATAACCGGAAATAGAATTGATATGGATAAAGTTAAAAAAGATAATCCTAAAGGTGCATCCGTAGAATATACAGAAGGTGCATATTTTTATTGGCACGAATTGCCACCTGATGAAACATTTGTATTTTCCTCTGATGAATCCCATGTATGGATTAGCCCATCATTTGCAGGATTGTTTTTACAGACTCAGGATTTGTCAAGTTATCAACTGCTTCAGCAACAGCTTACTTCAATTCCACTAAATTCGATGGTTCTGGCCGAAATTCCATTCCACGAAAATCAGACTTCTAAATCTGGTGGTTTTACAAATGACCTTAGATTGTCGGATGGTATGGTAAGTGGATTTACAAATCTATTCCAAAGTTTAGCACCCGCAGGTACGGGTATTGCACCTATGCCTTTCCAAAATATGGAACATATTTCATTCCCGAACGTGCCGGATGGTAATAAAGTTTATTCTGAGGCACTTCAACAATTGATTAGTACAGCAAGTATTAATGGATTGCAGTCCACAAGCGACAAGCCATCGGTGGCTCAAATTAAGTCTTCACAGTTAATTGAGGGTAGATTGGCTGATAGTATTTATGACCAATTTATGAATTGTGTGAATATTATTTTTGAGAAAAAACTTGGATTAAAGTTCTGTTGGAAATGGCAGATGTTTGGAACTATATTCACAAAGCAAGATGATATCGCTTCGCTTGAAAAAGGGCTTTCTCTTGGTATGAGCTGGTTGCTCCCTAAATATAATGCTATGCATGACATGGATAATGAAGACGTAATGTGCTTGGCCGACTATGTTTCCGCATCAAATTTATACTCAAAAATGTCACCTTTACAATCCTCTTTTCAATCTTCGTCAAAAACAGACTCGAAAAACGGAAGACCCTCTGTAGATAATCCAGACAATGATAACACTGCTAGCTCTCAAGAATCTGGTTTAAATACAGGCGATTCAAAAAGTTTTAGTGCAATCACTTGTAAACAATGCGGAGAAAGTAATGTTGACGGATATGGGGATTTTTGTAGTTTAGAATGTATGGCTGATTTTGCATCTGATAATGAATAAGATTTAAGGAGAGAAACATGAAAATATTCAATATTAAACAAGCAGATATTTTTATCAAACATGGTTGTATTCCAGTTGGATGTGGACTTGGTAATCGGTATAAAACTTTTATCGAATTTAAAGAAGATGATTCTTTCAAAACAATGATGGCCCGCTGGCTTTGTAAAGAATTTTAATGTAAGATTTAAGGAGGATTTAATTCAATGGCAAGGTATGGCTCGACAAAAGAAGAAAAAATTGAAGAGTTTCAAAATGTTATGGATACACTTAGACCCGGATTTAAGATAATGGACGCAGAGATAAGGAGAAAGAGCCATTGGTATGCTCTTTTGAATTGTGGCGACCCAAATCATGAAAGTTATTGGTGTAGGTGGTATGATGTTTATCCAAGAAATCAATGTCATTGCAAAGATTGTATCATTGATAACGCTTTAAATTTAGAAAGAATTAAAAGTCAATTATCTTCTAAATTTGATAGTTATAATATAATTGGTTCGTTTATGGAAAATAGGACGGTACGTGTAAGATATCATTGCGGTAATTCAAATCACACAATAAAAGAAGTTAGTTATTATTCTATGTTGAGAGGAAGTATCTGTAATGATTGTGCTAACGAATCTCTAGTCGGAGCCTTGTTCAAAGAAAGTACAGAAAGATTAATATATGAAAAATTGGAAGAATTTAATTTAACCATATATGATTGGAATGGATGCCATTCTGGAAGTATGCCGTTTTATTGCCAAGATAAAGAAGGATATATCTATTGTGTAGAGTTTAGAACATTGAAGCAAATGGAGACTTTTACATCAAGTTGGATAAGTGCAACAAAAGATGGTAGAAAATATGCAATAGAAAATATAAAAAATTATTGTAGCTTGCATCGTCCAGATTACACAATAGTTAGCACTGAATATTTTGGCATAACCGGAAAGTACATTTTTGAATATTTGGGAGAACATACAGACGAAGGTGTGGATAGAACATTCAAATGTGATTTATGTAATTTTATATCCGCTGAAGTGTCCCATCCATATATAACAATGTCAAAAGGTGAGCGAAAAGTATATAAATATCTATTGTATAACGATATATCTTTGATTTCTCAACATGCGTTTGCTGATTGTAAACACAAATATTTGTTATCTTTTGATTTTTATTTACCAACGCATAATTTATGTATCGAATATCACGGAGAACAACACTATCGTGCCGTTGATTTCTTTGGTGGAGATGATGGATTTAAACTAAATAAAAAACGTGACAAAATTAAAAAAGATTATTGCATAACTAATAACATTCCATTAATAGAAATCCCATATTGGGAATATGATAATCTTGAATTATTCTTAGACGAAAAGTTAAAAGAGGTGATGTAGTGGCAGGATTAATTAAAGATAATGTGAATGAATGGCTTAATATTTTGGTTGGTGATATGTTCGCAATGAACCGATTACTTGACCGCCAAATGAGTATTCTCAGTGTAACCTTTGTAATGAATAATACTGAAAAACACCTACACGTACCGCTTAGTCACTCGTATCCCATTCTCTCAGACAAAATTTCAGATTATCAAACGAGTAGAAATTGCTTAACTGTTTATCCAGAAACTCCCAAAGATGATTCTGATTATAATTCGCCTTTGGACGTATTCAACAAAATGTTAGAAAAACAACTATATATTGAAGACCATATTTCAGAAGCAATGCTATTTGTATTTGATGAAGGGGATATGATGACATATGCTTTCCTTCAAAAGTTTCTGCTTGGTTTTAATAAATACAGCGAACAAATTAAATTACTCGTAGATAAAGCTTCTAATTACAATGATAATTGGATGGCATTTGACCACGACATTAAAAAGTTTATTATTCTTTAGTTATATTGGGTTAATCCCATTATATATCATTAAATAGAGTTTGTAGACTCTTATCCTTGTGGAAAGGAGGAGGAAACCATTAGTAAAATTATTAATATTCCCATTCGCAAGTTCCAAGTAATTGAAGATGATAATCCAGATTTTCTTAAAGTTAAACTCATGGCTATTAAAGAAGGTAAAAATTTAAATGATTCATTTTTTACTTTAGAAGGAATGGAAGAATTTAAAGACACGTTCAAGAATACTCCACTTTTATGTGCTTTCCCAAAGAAGTTTATGGAAGATGGATACAAAATTGGCGATGCTCACAACTCAAAAATAGCATATGACAAAGAAACTGACACTGAGTATTATTCTTATCTTGACCCTACTTCGGAAAGATGTGTAGGTTTCACGCCCGGAGATTCGGATATTCAAATTGAAATGATTAATGGAGAGCGATGGTTGACGCTCAATAGTTTGGTTTGGACTCAGTACAATTTTGAGTTAGTTAAAGATATTCTCAAAAAGAAACGCACAAATGGTAAAACTCGTGTGTCTGTAGAAATTGAAGTTGAAGATTACACAGAAAAAGATGGACTTGATTATTTGAATAAGTGGCGTGGATTAGGTATTACATTGCTTAATGACAACGTTCAAGAAGCTATTCAAGGTGCAAATCTTGTAGCTTATTCAGAATCTACACAATATGAAAAGTATAAACTCGCAATGTCTTTTGCATATGACAAACAGGAAGAACCAGCAAAAGATAAGGCGATTTATAATAAGGTAGAACTTACAAAGGAGGAAACACAGTTGATTAAGGAAAAATATAGCCAAGAAGGATATTCTTGTTTCGCATCTGATGAGAAATTCGCATATCTATTCAAGGCTGGTAAAATCTTT